TCTATTGTTTCTAATTAACTGACAAGCATCTTGGAATCTTCTTTCTACTGGTGTAGATAGAGCAAACTTGTTTGGAGTGTTAAGTAAGGATAGAGTAACACTCTTTGAGTAAGATTTTACTTTTGCAAATTCGCCAGGATTAAAGTTTGAATTTGTAAGACTAGGGAATTTTTTAGGAATTACAAATCTTCTAGCACGACCATCAGCGTCTTCTAATACTTTGTAAATTCTTTGCTTACCATTAAGGAATGATAAATCTGGACTAGTAATTGGAAGTCCTTCAATTTCAATTTCTTGACCTTCTTTAAATTCGTGGAAATTTGTTCTACCAACAAGAGGGTTAGTGTAGAATACAATACCACCTAGGTCTTCTGCACTACCAAACTGATCTTCTTGGAAACCACCAGTGGCAATGCTTGGATCTCCTTGTAGAGAGAAATCAATTCTAGAAATAGGTAGTGTTGATGTTATATCATCATCATAGGAAACAACCTCACCCTCAGCCCTAATTGATTTAAGATTGACGGTATCAATTGTATTCTGTACTGGTGTAGCAGCATTAATTGAGATAGTTTCTGTTACAGTGCTATCCCAAGAAGGAGCACCTAGGATCGGAACAAACTGAACATCCCAATAAGTTGGTGCATTTGAAGTATCAATACTAGTTACTTGATAGTAACCAGAAGAGAAACTAGAATTATCAGCATCATTTAGGAAAACAAATGTTCCTTGAGGGATATCAGATGTTGGATCATTACTAAATCTTAGTTGGTTAGCACCAGAAGTAGATGAGATGTTTAATGATATTGCTGAACCTGTGGTTGCAGATGTTACATAACTGTATTGGTCACCTTCAATTAGAGAACCAGAATTCAACGATACGTCAATAGTACCAGAGACATATGCGTTCGCACCAGTAGTAGAGTTAAAAGTTACATCAAATGTATCAGCTCTTGCACCAGTGTTTAAACCTACAACTTGAACACCAGATTGAAGGAGTGCTAATCCTGTATTGTTTTGGAAAGCAATTCTAAATCTTTCAGGTCCGAAGATTTGATGTCCAATTGGAAACTCTACACCAAAATCTCCGTTTACCTCATTATCAATGATGATTCTTTGCTTGTCATCAAAGACCATAGCAAAGTCCCAAGTTCCGATTGCGTCACCGTTTGCGTCAATCTTATCTCTGTATGTTACACCAGTAACATAGTTCTTATCACCAAATTTGAAAATGTGTTTTCCAAGGTTGGCTGGTCTGATAATAACTAAACGAAGGTTATCACCAACAACTGAACAATCTGGAGGTAATGAAATTGGGTTATCTTCTACATAATCACCACCAGAAACAATCAATGTTTCTTTAATGCCAGGTGTTGACCATGCAATTTGTGCAGCTTTCTTGATTGTACGAACTGGGTTTACAGCAGAACGACCATCGTTAAGGTCAGAACCAATCTGCTGAGAAACATAAACACGACCACCAACGTCATTCGTTGCTAGGTTAAGGACGTATTCTGTAGTTGCAATCTTATCAGATCTATCACCTAGTATCGGTGTGATAGAACGAGGAAATACACCTGCTTCTCCAGTGTTTAAAAACTCGTAATCGTTAGGATCATTGACTCTGAAACCGATATGTTTGAACTGAACTTCGTTATTAAAAACAACACCATCTTTATGAGTAGGTGCGCTAGTTCCAGTAGTTCCTGTGTTTAATGCCTGATATACATTACCTTGTGAATACCTATATGAATTTGCTGGTACAATTACATTTGCTGCCCATGGAGTACCAGTGGCATTCATGTAAGTCTTAAGATTTGGAGCTCTTAAGTTTAAGTCAGGAGTAATAAAGTTCTCAATATCAAGGTTTAAGATTCTTGCAGTATCAGAAATGATAGATGTAGAAGTTCTGATAGCACCATTAATATCAAGTTCAAAGTCTACAGTATCAAGAACTGCTGTTGCAGAAGCACCAGCACCATTACCACCTTGAAATACAACATTTGGAGGAGTTAGATATCCATTACCTGGATCATTAACTGCGATAGAAACAACTGAGCCATTAAAGATGAACGCTGATGCTAATGCTTGTGTTCCACCAGCAGGAGGAGCATCAATTACAATCGTTGGTGCTTGGTTATAACCACTACCTCCAGAATCAACAACTATGTTATTAACTCTTTGTCCCGTTCTGTTAATACCAATACGAGGCAATCCACTCTGAACATCTAGTTCAGCTCTGAATACCTCTCGTTCGTTCGCTCCCGAACCAACTCTAATAGTAGCTTCATTATCACCGATAAGTTTCGGGTTGACTCCCCTAATTTTCTCTTTATCGGAATTAATATGAAAACTCATGGTGCTGCCTTGTCCTTGACTTTTTACCTACTTTGTATTTAGCATCAAGTCCAAGCTATACTGATAACTTCTGTTGATACTGCCCACTTAATTGTTTGAACCGTACCTGTTCTAACAGTGGAATAACTAAAACGATTAGTTGCTGTGGTTGGTTCAATAGTCCATGATTCTGCTGATGGAATATCATCTTTAATGATAGTCAACATGCTTGATAGAACTTGAGTTGCTCCAACACCATCACAATATACTGCGCTTTCAATTTTTCCAGTAAACACAACACCACTTGGATTAACACCAAGAAAATGTCCTGTTATAAAATTAACAGTATTACTTTCAATTGTAATTTGAGTTCCAACATTATCTAATTGTAAGGTTGCTGTATTGAGTCCTCTTAAAATATAATTAACTGTTTTGCTATCTCCATAAAATAAATTCTTCATCTCAATTGAATTGAGAGACATAGCATTATGATCCTTATCAATGTGAGTTGTTTCTCCTACAGAGAATCCACCTAAAGAATCAAAGTTGTTTAAATTAGTTGCCATTACTTGATTTCCTGAACTAGTACGGTGAAGTTGATAACATCAGATGTAGCATGATCATTTGTCAAAGTTACAGTAATTCTGGGTTCTGTAGAAGCAGTAAAGTCAAATGCTGCTGAGAATTGATCATTTCCAGAAGTGTTTAAAGATCCATATTCATTATGGAAAATATCAGTACCATTATCTATAACTGAATACTCACTGAATGATCTTTTTCCAGAACTAGATTTTGATGTGACTGTTACTTTACATCCTTTAGATGTTCCACTGTTGTATAATACAAAGTTAGAAGATTCTAATCCACCTTTAACTAACTGGAACGTTCCTGTTTTGATCTTGAAATCAGCTAGTTCAAATTCTTTTAGTTCTCCATCAAGAACCTTAACACCATTGAAAGATCCAGTTCCGAATGTTGTGTTTAAATAAACATCACCTTGATCATCTAATCTAAGAACAGGATCTGTATATAATCCAGCAGAAAGACCTAGATCAAGATACTGTTTTGTGCTACTAATAAAGGTTCTGTTAGCGTCACTGTTATCAATAGTAGTATCGTTGGTGTTTAATGTTAAAGTTTGTGTATCAAGAGCAAGACTTGTTCCGCCACTAGTTGTAATAGTATCAATGTTTGTAAAGTCAAGAACAGTCTCTGTCAACTGAATTGTGTTGACATTATTGTTATAGAAATATAAAATATTTTCATTAGCTGCAGGTGCAGTTTCTGGAATGATGTAAGTATTACCATCAACGTCTCTAACTCCACCAAGAGAAGACCAGTTTGTTCCACTGTATCCCTCATACTGTTGAATTTCTGTATTAAATCTAATAGAGCCAGGACCAGGAGCAGCTACTGTCTTTTGGTTATTGTTACCAGCAGGAATTCTGAAATGAGTTACAGAATCAACAATAACTTGTTTTCCTGCATTTGGTTGAATAATTAAATCTTGAACTTGTGTAGAAATTGTATTATCATCAAGTTTAAGTTCTTGACCAATAACTAATGGACAATCTTTATTAGGACCTACTCTTAATTCTGAGACCTCTTCAAATGTTAAAGGATCAACTGAACTAGAACTCCATGTAAGTTCTGCAGTTCCATTATTCTGAGCTCCTGATGTATGTGTTGGTTCATTACCACTTGTGGCAGTAGTACCAGCACCTGTTACTTCATATAAGTTATTTTTGTACTTGACATATGCACCTAGAGTCACAGGCACGTTTGATGCCCAATCAGTAAATGTTGGTAATCCTAATTTACCAGAAGAAATTGATTTTACTGCACGAAAATCTAAGAAAGTATTATTTAACTTTAACGTATTGATAGCATCATTATAGAACCATAATGTATTGTCATTTGCACCAGTTGTTAATTCTGCAAGGATATATGTGTTACCATCAATATCACGAACGCCACCTAGAGAAGACCAAGAAGAACTTGTACTGCTATATCCCTCATATTGATTAGAATCTGTATTGAAACGAATTGCACCATCTTGTGCTAATATTGTAGGTCTTTGTAGATCGTTTCCAACAGGAATAACAAGAGAAGAAGATGTGTCTACTTTAGCAATTCTATCAACTGCTGGAGTTATTACAACATCATTACCAACAGCAGAAGAAATATTACTTCCTGTAATTTCTAATTGATCATTTACATTTAATTTGTCAGATGTTTTAATCTCACCAGTGGTTGTTAGATCTCCTGATGAAATAGCTAAACTTGCATATGCTCCAAAATTAATAGTGTTGATACCAGTAGAAAAATCAACATCAGTTCCAGCAACAATTGTTAATGATGTTGCAGAATTTAGATTAGTGGTTTGAACTAGAGGTGATTCAACTAAAACTCCTGCAGTAATGCTTTGAGAACTCAGAGTATTTACAGTACCTGCAGTGGCTGCAATGTTGTCAACAGTTGCTGTTCCAGTAGTGATATCTAATTTAATATTGTTATCTTCGTCTACAGCACCAACATCCACTAAAAATCCGCTACCTAATGTATTTGGGTTATTAGCACTTACTGTAATAACTGCTTCAGCATTATCAGTGCCTCCCATGTCTGCATAGGTTTCATTATAATAATATAAAGTAGTTGGGGTTTGATCAGTGATTGTAATAATCGTATCTGTTGAAGATTTTACAACACCATCTGTATACTCAGCACCGTAAACATCAACCGTAGCAACACCAGACGTGGCTGCTGCATCTGCTACTGTAATAGCAGTGCTGTTATCTACAGAAACTACTTTTGTTACAGTGATACTACCAGATCCACCTGTCTGCTCTAATTGCATTCCTGCAACGATTCCAGCCGTGTTAGCAAATGTTACTGTAGTAGAATTTTCTGTTAACGTTGCTGTTAGACCTGAGTTTAGAGAAGGTGAATATCTTCCATCTCTAAATGTACTGAATGAAACACCGAATGTAGAACTAGCATAATTAAACTTATATTTTGCTCCAACATAAAAAGTTAAATTTGGTGTAATTACTGCTCCACTGCCACTACCATCATCTAAAGTAAAAAGATAATATGCAGCTCCAGCACTGCTCAATGCATATGGAGTGTTACTAATATCTCCAGTTACAAGTAACGTTTCTGTTCCATTGTATCCTGCATTATCAACTAAGCAGGAAACAATATTACCACCTACAACGGTAATCTGTCTTACTGTATATGCAGATGATCCTGAAACATCAGACTCAAGACTATCACCAACAGCAAAAGTTCCTGCAGGAACAGTTGTTGAAAATGCTATGTCTTGAACATACAAATAATCAGTTGTATATTCTATAGGAGTTACTAAGTCCGTTGGAGTTACAGATAAATCATCTCCGTCTGCGTATCCAATACCACCATCTGTAATTTCAACCGTGTCTACAGCACCTAAGTTAGTAATTGTAAATGCAAATGAACTTCCAGATCCGTATGCTGGAGCAAAGGAAAGAGTTACAGTACCTGCAGTGGCTGGTTGATTGCTTAATGTAACTTGTGAAGTTCCAGATATGCCTGAGACTATGGTTCCTGCTGGTAGAGTACCTGTTCCAGATGTGACTGTAACAATATCACCACTATTAATACCTGTGTTGTCAGCTACCGTAATTGTAGCTGAGTCTGCTGGTGTAAATGTAAGTGTTGCTGATCCAGCTTGTACAGGATTACCAGAGAGTGTTAAGGTAGTTCCACTATCAATGCTTAAAACTGTAGTAGGGTCACTAAGTTCACCTGGTCCTGTGGTTACAGTAACGTTTGATCCAACTGCAATAGTTGAGGTATCAGCAACTGTAATTTGAGCAGATCCATCAACTAAAGTGGTAGTAACTCCAGTAACTGCTTGATACAATTGAGATGTAATTCCTGTGATAGGACCAGGAAGAGTTAATACATCATTTACAAGATAACCACTTCCTCTGTTTACAAATGTAATTGAATCAATTCTGTTTGGAGAGTTTGTAACCTGAAAAGCAAAATTAGAACCACCGCCTCCGCCAACATCAGCGTCATTAATTCCTAGAGTATCATTCTGTAGATATCCAAGTCCTGTGTTAGAATTTATAGTAACAGTAATTTGTCCACCAGATACATCTGCAGTACAAGTTAAACCACTTCCATTACCACCAGTTAAAGGAACGTCAGTATATTGTCCGTCTGTATATCCACTACCAGAATTAGTAACTTCACCTGCAACATCTTCTACAGTAAATTCAATAGAAGCTCCAGTTCCATTTCCACCACTTAATTGAATACTATTGAAAGTTCCAGCATTATATCCTGTGCCTGGCGTTAATGTACCAACATATTCTACGACAGTAAGAGTAGCTAGAACACCTGCACCAACTCCTCCAGTTAGAGATACTAACGGAAAAGTACCAGGATCATACCCCGTTCCTGCATTGAGAATTGTAGTGTTAGCAGTATTAACTGATGTTTTTATGTAATCAAATGTAGAATATGATGTAGTTGTTGTACCAAAATTAACTATTCTCTTATTACTAGAAGCAATTCCTAATAGTCCAGTGGAAGGTTTGTATACTCCCAAACTATTATCACTATCAAATGCTAAACTAGGAGCTGCTAATGTACCGTCACCTAGTTTTAGGTTACCAGTTGTTAGATCACTTCCACCCTCTGTAATAGAGAAAATTTGCTGACCTATTGTATTAATCTTCTGCCTTTGCAGTTCAAAGGTATCAGTTTTTGCTACATTAATTGCTGGCATTTTTAATTAACTCTCTAAGTAAAGATTTGATCTCAGAAACTTCATTCTTCAAGATATTTATGTCTTCTAACGCGGAACCGAGCTGTTTTGATTTACGTCTTGCAACGATGGCAGAATCGTCCAAATTAATGATAGCACCAGTGTTTTGGTCTCTTACGAGACCATCATGTCCTTCAACTTTGATATAGTCCATACGCGGAAATTAGAATGCTGCAACAGCACGTATATCTTGAATCTTAGGAACAAATGCAGGATCAACACTGAGCATTACAACTTTGATAGCAAATGATGAGAATTCTTCAATATCAGATACACTATACTTAAGGTCTTGATAAGAAGATTGTTTCTCAACAACACTTGAAATAGAGTTTTCTGTAGTTGCTAATTCTAAGGTATCAGGTTGTCCGTCACCATTAAATAATATCCAATCAATATCCTCAAAGTTTTCTTGACTAGATGCTTTCTTAAATTTGTAAAGAACTTGAATGTTAGAAACATCCTTAACGTTTGCCATTAAATGTACATCAATAGCAGTTGCTGGATTACTGATAGCAACTTCCTTAGTTACATACTTAGCTACCGCAGAACCATTCTTAGATGTATCTTCAGCAACAAAGTCAACACCATTTGTATAAGTAATTTTACCTACTTCTAGATAGTTTGCTTCTTCATCTGGTTGATTAGGATACTTGATAAAGTCTCCTACACGGAAGATGTCTGCAATCTGATCACCAACAACAGCGTTTCTATTGTACAATGCATTATCAATAATTCTATCAGTGTAATTATCATTGATTGGATTGACATCAACTCTAGCAGTCAATTCTTGAGTTTGGTTATTCCAGATAACTGTTTTACCAGTAATGATATTGTCGTATGTTTCAAGAATTACAGATGGATTTCTTGCCACAATAGTAGAACCATCATCAATAGATGTGAATACTTGTGATGGATCAGAGTCAACAGTAACACTTGTTAATTGAGACTGATTACCTAGAGAAACTGTTTCTCCTTTCTTAAAGAACTGACTTGTCTTGACTCTTACATAAACAACGGTTCCATTAACTCTTGCAATAGTTCCTGTTGTCTTAGAAGTTTGTCCTTCAATTGATTGGTTAGCTTGTATTTCTGTTCCACTATTTCCTGCAAGATTAAATTGATATACAGGATAGAACTCAATAATTTGATCTCTTCTACCAAATCTGTTTTCTTCTCCTTTTGCATTTTCAATTCTATTACTTACTGTCTTAACAGAAGCACTAGAAAGATCAATGATTGGAGAAAGATTACTAGATGCAGAAGATAATTGCATCTTATAAGTTAGAGATCTTTGAAGACTGTTCAAAGTTTCATTAATTTCAGAAGCAATCATCTTCTGATTAGTGAAATAGTGTGGTTCATTTAAAAATGTCTTTTCATATTCAGACTGTGAGTATGAAATGTAATTTGTTGTAGAAGAATCTACAGGAACCACATTAGTAGTTTGTACAGAAACATCTAGAGCTGTTCCTGTAAATGTTAGGTAATGAATTTGTGGATAAAGAGTTTCAAACTTTCTATTATGACTTGCGTACACAGAAGTTCCACCACCAAGAGAGTTACCTGCAGCCTGAGATGGTGAAAGAATATTATATGAGTCAATACCAGAGTTAGTTACCTTGAATAGATTACTATTGATAGTAGAGGCAGTAATACCTCCAGTCTCAACTGCAGTTCTATAGAATACATAAGACTTACCACTATCTTCAAAACCATTATCTCTATGATTTACTTTAACAACAGCATTGTTGTTCTTGAATAGTACAGATGTACTAGCAGAATTAGAACTTGCATTTGTCTCAATTGGATTTGCATCCAAGAGTTCATATCCAAGATTAACATTCTTGAGAAGAAGTTCTGCTGGTCTGGTTGTATCAAACTCTGCTCTATAAAGAGTAAACTTAAGATCTTCAAAAATATCTTCAGTCCAGCTTTCGGTATTCTGGGAACGGTATACCGAACCTAGAGATGGTTGGGTTGTGATGACCGTACTTGTAGCAATATCAGTTTCACCAAGTTTAGAAACCCAGAGTTCATAATCAGTAGAGTCTGTTTCTATTACAAGTGCATACTCAGTATCATTCTGTAGATATACAGGATAATCAAATGCAAAGTGTGTAGGTGTTGTTGAATTTGTTACCTCACCTGCGTCAACTGCTACACCCATTCTTACTGCTGGTGTATCAATCTCAATAAATGTTTGTATTTCACATCCACCTGCTCCATTTCCAACACCTTTTACAACTACAGAAGGAGCTTCTGTATAACCAAATCCACTAAGTGATACATCAGCATTGTAGATTTTACCATTAGAAACTTCTATGCTTGCTGTAGCGGTAGATCCGCCAGGTAATTGTGGACTTTCAATAGTAAGAATTGCACTGTCATAATTTTGACCAGTGTTAGTAATTCTCATCTTAGAAACCTTACCACTATCTTTTGCAATAGAAAGAAGAAGATCAGTGTTATTTTTTGCGTTTGCTTCTGTAACAGATGGAATAATTAAATCTTCATTTTGTACAAAAGATTTACCATTGTGGTTACTAAGAACAATAGTGTATACCTGTTCGTTAGTGAGACTATATCTACCAGATGCAGTAGCAACTAGTTCTACATTGTTCTTATCAAAAATCTTAAGGATAGGACCTGAAGCAGCAGAAGATGCACCAGTTACATTTTCTCCTTTGAGAACAGAGACGTTTCCACTAGCAAAACATCTAAGGAATGTATTTGGTGATAAAGTTTTTTCAGAGCCAGGAACGATATTCTTTGCTGGTTTCTCTGCATCAACGTTAGAGATGTAAGCCTTGACTGGAATGTTAGTGCTCTTCTTACTAAAGAAGAGATCAACACCAGTTATAAAACATCCACCATCTAGATTTTCTACTTTAAATGTTTGTGCAAGAGGATTAGGTCTGATAGGATTATCAGTATTACTTTCAATTAATTGAATTCCTTCGTTAGACTTAAAGTAAGATGGTTTTGTGGAAACAATGCTGGCAGGATTTTCTGGAAGAAGACCAGTAGCATAGTACTTAACTTCTGTGTAACTATCAACTTCTTCCTTAGGTGCATTAGTTGCACTAGAAGTAAATCTAAAAGTCAATATACCAGAAGTAATTGACACCTCATCAGCAGAAGTATCATAAGGTAATGTATCTACATCACCAGTCCAAGTTGCATTCTCAAGTGGTGGTAAACCAGCAGGAACAACAATTAGTCCACTAGCATTACC